TTCATAGCATTTTCTTGATTTTTAAATTTTAAATTTTCAATTTCAAGTAACAACTCATTTACTTTGTAGTTATAATTATCTATATTATCGTTAACTATTTTTAATAATATTTTATAAGTTAGATTACATCCTATTAAAAACAATTCATTTTCACTATCATGATTTGGTAGATTTTTTACTATATTTGGTTTTATAGTACTATGGCAATGTAAAAAATGTTCAAAATCTTTACTTTTATTTACACAAAAACAATCAAGTAATACGCATTCCTCGTATTTGCTTTTATGTTCATTATATCTACCTGTAATTCCTATTCTGCTTTCTCCTATTTTTACAACATATGAACCATTTTCGTATGTTTTAACTTTAATAATATAAACCATATTCCCAGCATTGTTAAATTGTTTGAGTAGAAATTTTTCATTATCTAGTTCTTTTTGTTTAATTAATTTTTCTTCCATTTCTTTATTTTTGGTGGTTTCTATAGCAGACATTTCATTTTTTGTTTGTTCTAATTCTTTTTGTTTTTGAACTATTTCTTGTTGTAATTCATATATTCCATTTAACCTTATTTCTTTAATTACTTCACAAACCCAATCCTGAAAACGTTGGGCAATCGGCTTTCTCGAACGAAACAGCACTTTATATAATCCTTTTTCTGTTAAAAATGTAACTTCTTGATTGCCACCAAGGGTGTTCATACTATGAACTACCTTCTCAGATTCATCAAAATCCATAATTGATGTTCTTATATTACTAATTTCAAGAACCACTCCAATATCACTTGCGCGGAATAAAGGGTCGGTTTTTGTTCCTTTTATAACTACTTCTGTGTGCAAGTTATTTGAATTGAATGCTTTTACAATGTCCATGTCGATGTTTATAGGGCGTTATACTATATATAACGACCTTTCTTTAAGTCCTTTATACCATATATATTATTTTTGCTCACACCACTGGCAAAGCAAGATTGCTTTTTGCTTTAATAATCAACAAGCAAAAGTTAATTATTAAAATAGTAGTAAAATACAAGACCATATATGGTAACAAAACAGCATTTAATTGCTATACGCCAACCCACCCATACCACTCATGATACGGAGAACGTTGTAATTGGTAGCATAGACACGAACCTTGGCAGTCTTGGTGCCCTCAACGGTAGCGTTGGAGAGAACAAGCTGAAGGGTAGCATTGTCAATGCGGGAGAAGTTGCACGATCCGCTTGGTTGATGCTCTTCGGGTCTCAGAGCAAAAGAGTAAACATTGATACCAGTGTCAGGGGTGTGGGTGTGGTGCTGGTAGGGCTGAACGAGGTCGAAGTAAGTGCCTTCGCGCTCAGAGAAGCGGTCCTGACCGTTAAGCTGGAGCTTAGCAGTGACAACGGGGTTCATACCCCAGCAGTGAAGGGTGAGAGAAGTCTGGGTAAGAACGAAAGTACCGGCATCAGATACGCCTGAGTTCTCGTAAGGGATTCTGCCGCTAAAGCCGGGAGCAAAGTTGGGCTGATCATATCCAGTGTTAGTTGCACCAGCAGCATCGCCCTGCTGCCACCAGTAAACATTGGAGACATCGATAGCGCCAGCTTCGTTAAAGAGACCAGAGCCATCGATGAAGGAGCCAGTAGTCTGGGCAACAGCATCGTGTCCACCAAAAGCATGGATAGCGTTGGGAAGAGCATCGACCGCATCAGTGTAGTTGAAGGGCTGAGCACCAAGAAGCCTGTAGAGAAGCTGGTTGCAGTCGAGAGAAGAGCAGTAGTCAACGTTCTGATCGGGCTGGACAACCCAGATAAGCTCCTTAACGGGGTGGTTAAAGTTGAGCTTGATCTTGTTGGAAGAAGAACCGACGGACTCATCACCAGTGAACTGGAGCTGCTCAATAAGGTACTCGTGGGGATTTTGAGCCATACGTCTGCGCTCATCGGTATCCAAGAAGACATAGTCGACGTAGAGAGAGGCAGCGACAAGAGACTGGTTATAGGCAGTGTTGACGCGACCACCGGCGGGAGAGGAAGCAGCGTTAGTGCTACCGCAGCTGAGAGAGCCGACAGCCCACAAGCACTCATCAATGGGACGAATATCGAGGTTAATTTTGACTTCGTGATACTGAAGAGCGATGAGGGGAAGGGCAAGACCGGGGTTACGGCAGTACCAGAACTGGAAGGGAATGTAGAGAGTAGTCTCGGGCAGAGCATTGCGGGGAGCGCAAACCTGACGAGGGGCGTTTGCCTGACAAGGACCATCGATGGCATTGAAAGAGGGATCGGTGATGAAAGTCAACTCGGTGGTGTTGCCGACCATGGCATGGTAGGCGGGGCGCTGGTCACTGGGAAGAGTAAGGTTGTTCCAGATGTGCATCCAGTCACCATACTGGCGATCAATGCGCTGACCACCGATCTCAATCTCAACCTGGGAAATCAACTGCTCACCGGGGAAATCGAGCCAACGAGCATAAACGCCATCCTGGGTGGTTCCCTTCATAGACTGATTAATCTCGGGGAGAGTAACCTGAAGGTAGGTGCGGTAAGCCAAATCACCATTACGAGAAATGGTGCAGGTTACACGACGACCAAAATCGGCTTGACCGTTAAAAGTCTGCTCAATAGACTCCATCGCAAAGTTAGTGTGACGTTTGTAAGACACCTTCCAAAAGGTAATCTGAGGGTTGCCCGTAAGATAGACATCTTGGGCGCCGTAAGCTACAAGTTGCATAAGACCTCCTGCCATTTTTGTTTATTATAATATTGCTAAAGAAAAAAATTTTACAAAAAAACTTAATTAACATTTATAAATTAATAATTAATAATTAATAATGAATAACTAACAATAACTAACAATAACTAACAATAATTAGTAGACAGTAATTATTGTTATAAACTAGTTGATATTTCTCCTAAAGCGATAAGAGGTCGAGTCAATTCACGAAATAATGTTATTCATGTTTGATTTCAAAAAATGTACTAAATATTCATCGGAGTATATCTCGGTTTGTTTTTCGTGCTTTCTCCTAAAAACATACTCGTCGTTCTTTTTTCTTATACTCCACCCATTTTCTAAAGTATTCATCAAAAATATCATCAAATATATATCATTTTTTTGTTCAATATTTATATCTAATTTGCCCTTATCTAATAGGCTCTTTAATGTATGAATACCTTCTCTTAATGGTATTATGTCTTCCTTTCTTTTCATTGTTTCTAAATTATATGGAGCCTTAACTTGCGGATGTCCTGTCCCCGTCCCCGTCCCCGTCCCATTCGTAGTATTGCTGTATATTTTATGAATAATGCGTTTGTTTAAATAGTCCTCTGTTATAATCTCCGTTGTTGAATCTTCTAAATTTTTTAAATAAAAAATTGTTTTCCTTTTTTTAATAGCCATATTTTTGTCTAAACAGTTCATAATAAATTTCATTTTATAGTATGTCTCTCTCTTAATATTCGCAATATCCAATGAGTCTATGTTTATATTCGTGGTTAAAAGATTTGAACCGGTATTGATATCGTGTGTTTTATCATTTTTAGCACATGTGTCTAAATTATTTGATAACATTATTTTATTTTTATAGAGAAAACATTAATGCATTCCTAACATTATTCGTATTTACTATTTACTATTTACTATTTACTATTTACTATTTACTATTTTGCAAAACAACTAAACTCTCTAAACTCTCTAAACTCCGTAAACTTCATACCTGTATATTTTACATCTTTACACCCTATCCTGCAATTTGATGTTCCTTCGATAGCATTGCATCATGAAGCAAAGAAAGTGTCTTGTTTTCACTAGAAAAATAACTCGGATAAAGAATACTCCAATCTAATGTATCATCAAATAAGCTCAACTTTGTATATACATAACCCAAAAATGCACTACAAAAAAATCTCGACGTCTTCTGAGGATGACGGTCCTTTTTACAGTAAGCTTCTATCCAATCTGTAACAACAATATCATACGGTTTATCATATACAACTTTGTGTATTTCTTTCAACTTTTCGTTATTGAATATTTTCTCGTACTCTTCCGTGTCTTTGAATTCGATTCTGCGAACATATATTTTTCCACTATATGTCGAAATAAAGTGCTCGTAGGGAATAAATTGAACTCCGAATTTTTTTGTATTATCTTCCGGGTCGGGAATATCTGAAATACCCGATGTCCAAACATATGTGCCTTTTAATGGAACATCTGTAAATTCTGGGTCTACTACAATCATACCAACGTGTGAAAAGTCGCTCTTTGTCATAAATTTTATAAACCAACTAAATAACCCCCATGAACTATATTGAAGATTGTCACATAAAAGAATATCGCCCGTTTTTAATGCACTACTATGTTCACTCATTGGTTCACTCATTCTATTTTACTTTACTTTATTTACTTTATTATATTTTTTATATTATATTTTTTATATTGTATTTTTTTTATTATTTAATAATTCATATTTATTCATTTCATTGCCAATATTTATTAATTAAAATAACTTTTATTATTTAATACTTCGATTACGTAATATGTTATTAATGAAATAGTTATGAAACTAGTTAACGATATAATAAAATTTGTAAAATTTTTAACGAAATTATAAGAATTACTATCACCAAAATTTATATATTTACTTAAACCGATAAGTGATATTAATTTTATAGATAATGGATGTACAATATTAGTTGATATACTAAAAACTAAATCTTTAAATGAAAATGCAATTGCTGTGGCTGCAGCGACTGATAATATAGTAACTGCATCAATATCTAAGAATTCTCTTACTTTCTTAATAAATGTTTTTTTTGGAGGTTTATTTTGACCTTCACTTTGACCTTCAGTTTGACTATTTTGTAAATTATTGTACATTATATGTTATTATATATAAATGTAAGTATATTAAAATAAATAACTAGATATAATTATTAATTATTATATATTAAAAAAGTTATACTTATAACAATATAGTAAATATATAAATATAGATATATAGATGCCATCTTTTAAACATAAAACGAATAAAAAAATTTTTGTAGACAAGAAACGAATAATGACGCTAGATAGTGTTCATCGCGAACTACAGTGCGAATTTAACATCATTAATAGCGAAGTGTTACCTACATTAATTCGTAGAAAAAACGAAATAGTGAAACAGTTGAATGACTCTGAAATTATATTGGAGGTGAATGATAAAATAGAGTTGCAAGATTCTTTGTACGATATTAAAGAGGAAATCTATAAAAATAAGAAGAAGATTAAAGACTATTACTTGAACAACAGCAGATTTATTTTCGATTATTTTGAAAACAAAAAAGAAATTACGAATGGTACAAATAAAACAACGATTCTTAATTCCTTTTTCAAAGTAAATGATAAGACGTTTGATGAAAATGCATTGACGCGTGCAAATGACAATAATGTTCAGAAGTTTTTTACAAATCTCGACCAGACATTTATCAACATAAACGACTATACGTATGCCACCGATATATGTCAGTCCTGTAACAAGGGCGAAATGATTCCCGTCGAACATGAGGGTATTATGGTATGTAACATATGTGCTAAACAAGTTACCTACCTTATCGAAAATGAGAAGCCGTCTTATAAAGAACCGCCGAAGGAAGCGTGCTTTTATGCGTATAAAAGAATCAACCATTTTAAAGAAATTCTTGCCCAGTTTCAGGCAAAAGAAACTACGCAAATCCCGGAAGAAGTTCTCGAAAATATCAAGCAACAACTTCATAAAGAGCGCATCCCTCTTTCAAAATTTACGAATTCTAAAGCGAAAGAAGTGCTTAAAAAATTGGGTTATAATAAGTATTACGAACATATCCCCTTTATTAAAGATAAACTTGGTATTAAACCGCCGATTATGACGCCGGAGTTAGAAGAGACGTTGTGCAATCTTTTTATGGAGATACAGGGACCGTATGCGAAATTTTGCCCGGATGACCGTGTGAATTTTTTGAATTATTACTATACGGTTTATAAACTGTGTGAACTTTTGGAGAAGACTGAATTTCTTTCTTATTTTCCGATGTTGAAAGATAAAGAAAAGAGGATAGAACAGGATGATATATGGAAGAAAATTTGCGAGGAGTTGAACTGGGTGTTTATTCCGACACAGTAGGTTGTTGTGGTTGTGGTTGTGGTTGTTATTGTTGTGATGTTTATCGGTGTCTTCGTTTTGCTGTAGTTTTTCTTCGTTTCATCGTATTTCTTCTTCTTCTATTTAG